ACAACTGCAATACAACCTGCAACTGCTACCTTTGAAACTGATGAAACTACAAATTCTAATGGTGAAGTTCCTCTTCAATTTATGACTTTTAACAATACTGGAACAAAATTCTTTAGTTTTAACGGTACTAATGGAAATATTAATGGTGGATTAGCAAAAATTAAAGAATGGAATCTAGCTTCAGCTTTTAGTATGTCAAGCTCTTCTTCAGGATCATCAGGATCAGTTTCTGGTCCTTGGGAATACGATGATACTGCTACAGAATCAGATACTTATCCTGGATCAACTAGAGGTGCAAATATAACTATTTCTGGTGGTGTAAAAACGTATATAAAACCAGTGTCAGGAACAGCGGAAGAAGTTTATATTAGTACAAGAAAACTTGGTGAAACTAAAAATCGTGGCGAAGTATCTAAAACTTTTTATGATGCTCAAAACGCTAAAGGAACACCATAAAATGTACTTTTTTTGCATTTTAAAGATAAAAAATGTATAAATAGTATTAAGAGAAAAGAGAGATAGGATACATGAAACTTATTACCGAAGAAATAGAAAACGCCGAGTACATTATTGAAGAATCAGGTAACGGCAAAAAAAATTACTCTATAAAGGGTGTCTTCATGCAAGCGGACATCAAAAATAAAAACGGTAGAGTTTATCCTAGAGAGACTCTTCAAAAAGAAATCGCTCGATATACAAGAGAGTTTATCGACAAAAGTAGAGCATTTGGCGAACTAGGTCATCCTGACGGTCCCACTGTCAACCTAGAAAGAGTATCGCACATGATCAAATCTTTAACTCCAGAAGGAAATAACTTTATAGGAGAGGCGAAAGTCTTAGATACCCCATATGGAAAAATTGTGAAGTCTTTAATTGATGAGGGTGCAAAACTAGGAGTTTCATCTCGTGGAATGGGAACATTAAAATCATCTAATGGAATGAATGTTGTCAATGACGATTTTTATCTTGCTACAGCAGCTGATATAGTTGCAGACCCCAGCGCTCCAGACGCTTTCGTAGAAGGCATTATGGAAGGAAAAGAATGGGTATGGAATAATGGAATATTGAAAGAGCAAGAGATTAAAAAATTAAAATTACAGGCAGAGAGTAGAGAGAGAATATTAAGAGCAGATAAAAATGCTCAAGTATTTGAATCATTTCTTAAAAAACTGTAATTTTATAAATAATAACTGACTCATTCAATTAGAGTGAGTCTATTATTGCAATAATATAAAGTTAAAATAGAGGAGATAAAACCAATGGAAAACGGTAAAAAAGAGATCAATGCTCAAGCTGATCTACCTAAAAAACATGCCGCTCCAGCTGAAGCACCTAAATCATTAGCTGCAACTGTTCAACAAGTAATGACAAAAGCAATTACTTCACCAACAGATGCTAAACCAGATTTTGCACAAGGCGTTAAACCTGTATCAGGTGACGCACAACAAAAAAGTGCAGGTGCTGCTGATGCTATGAAGTCACTTCAAGCACAAGCGGATGCTGAAATCAAAAAAGAAACTTCTTACGAGTCTGAAGACAAAGAGAAAAAACACGAAGGCAAAGAAGAAGTTAAAGAAACAGAAGCTGAAACTAAAGACAAAGAAGACGTTAAAAAAGAAGAAAAAGAGGAGAAAAAAGAAGAATTATCTCCTGCTCAGAAAAAACTTCCTGACGCTTTACAAAAGGCAATCGCTAAAAAAGACGAATCTGCTGACGAGAAAAAAGATGTAAAAGAAGAAGAAGAAAAAGAGAAAAAAGAAGAAGACGAAAAGAAAAAAGAAGTTTCAGAATCTGAAGAAGATAAAGAAAAAAAAGAAGAAGACGAAAAGAAAAAAGATGAAATCAAAGAAGAAGATGAGAAAAAAGTAATTCAGGCTGCTAAAGAATATATGAAAGACTCAAGTTGTTCATATAAAGAAGCTGCTGAGAAATACGGTTGCTCTGAATCTGAAGTTAAAAAACAAGTAGAGTCTATGGAAAAAGAAATGGACGAAGCAGATGAAAAAGAAGTTAAAAAAGAAACTGCACAGGACAAAGTAAAAGACATGGATATGAAAGAAGATGTAGCTGCTCTAACTGATGGTGAAGGCCTTTCGGAAGAGTTCAAACAAAAAGCTGCAACTATTTTCGAATCTGCTGTTAAAGCAAAACTTGTAGATGAAATCGAAAAATTAGAAGCAGACTATGATAAAAAAGTCGAAAAGAAAAAAGACGAAGTCAAAGAAGAAATCGTTGACAAAGTAGATGCTTATCTAAATTACGTTGTTGAATCTTGGATGAAAGACAACGAACTGGCTATCGAAAAAGGACTTAGAAATGAAATTACTGAGGAATTTATCGGTGGACTTAAAAACCTATTTGAAACTCATTACATCAACGTACCGCAAGAGAAGTATGATGTATTAGAGAATCAATCTGCTGAAATTAATTCATTAAAAGATAAACTTAATGAATCAATTGAAAAGAACGTTGAGTTAAATCAGAAAATAAATGAATTTGCTAGAGAAGACATCATTAGTGATGTTGCTTCTGATTTAGCAGAAACTGAATCTGAAAAACTTAAAGGTTTAGCAGAAAGTATTGAGTATAAAGACGCTGGTAGTTTTAGAAAAAGTGTTGAGACATTAAAAAACTCATACTACCCTAAAGCAAAAGTGAAAGATACTGAATCTAATGTCGTAGCAGAAAACAATCAGACTGTTGATTTATCTGAATCAATGGCTGCCTACACTGCTGCTATTAGTAAACAAGGAAAGAATCCTTACAAAAAGTAAGGGTTTAGTTAATTAACTAAAAAGGAGAGATAGAAAAATGTTTTTATCTGAATCAATACAACAGAAGTGGCAGCCCGTTTTGGACCATCCTGATCTTCCAGAAGTGAAGGACAGTTACAAAAGAGCCGTAACTTCAGTTATCTTAGAAAACCAAGAGAAGTCGTTAAGAGAAGACGCTGCTTTCTTATCAGAGGCTGCACCTACTAACGCTACTGGTTCTTCTATTCAAAATTGGAATCCTATCTTAATTAGTTTAGTAAGAAGAGCAATGCCTAACCTTATCGCTTACGATATCGCAGGTGTTCAACCTATGTCAGGACCAACTGGTTTGATATTTGCTATGAGAAGCAGATACAACAGTCAATCTGGCGGTGAAGCTCTTTTTGACGAAGCTGATTCTGATTTTTCTGGCAGAAACAAAGCCGGTTCATCAGTAGATGGATTCTCATCAACAGACCACGACGGATCTAACCCGTCTGTTCTTAACGACTCAGCACCAGGAACTTACACAAAAGGTACTGGTATGACTACAGCTGCTGCTGAAGCTTTAGGAGATGCCGCTGGTAACTCTTTTGCTGAAATGGCTTTCTCAATTGAGAAATCAACTGTAACTGCTAAAAGCAGAGCGTTAAAAGCAGAATACACAATGGAACTTGCTCAAGACTTAAAAGCAATCCATGGTTTAGATGCTGAAACAGAATTATCAAACATCTTATCTGCTGAAATCTTAGCTGAAATCAACAGAGAAGTAGTAAGATCAGTTTACATTACTGCTGAAAAAGGTGCTTCTGATAACGCTGGTAACGCTGTTAACACTACTAATGAAGGTATCTTCGATTTAGATACTGACTCAAACGGTAGATGGTCAGTTGAGAGATTCAAAGGTCTTATGTTCCAATTAGAAAGAGACGCTAACGCAATCGCTCAAAGAACAAGAAGAGGAAAAGGTAATATAATCATTTGCTCATCTGATGTTGCTTCTGCACTTCAAATGGCTGGTGTTTTAGATTACACTCCTGCTCTTAACAACAACTTAAACGTTGATGATACTGGAAACACTTTCGCTGGTGTATTAAATGGTAAATATAAAGTTTACATTGATCCATACAGTGCAAACCAATCTGGTAAACAATTCTACGTTGTGGGTTACAAAGGTACTTCACCATACGATGCTGGTATCTTCTATTGCCCATATGTACCTCTACAAATGGTAAGAGCCGTAGGTCAGGACACGTTCCAACCTAAAATCGGTTTTAAGACAAGATACGGTCTTGTTGCTAACCCATTTGCTGGTGCTTCTGCAAGTTCAAACATTACTGCTGATGGTCTAGGTGCTGCTAACGCAAATAGATATTACAGACGTGTTCAAGTTGCAAACATTATGTAATCATACATAAAGTTGTTATTACAACATTTAAAAGAGGGCGGCCGTAAAAAGTCGCCCTTTTTTTTGGTCTTATAAATAAAAGTATGAAAACACCATTTAAAGAACTTCTAGGCATACTCGTAGTAGGTGCCTTTCTTACGTTAGTTGCACATGGATTGAAATACTTAAATCCAGAACCTAATATATTAGAAGAATTAGAAGAAAAAATAGAAAAAGTACAACAAAAAGAAATCATATTAACTGAATCTGAAAAAGAACTTGAAAAGAAATCTGTTGAAAAAGAGTGGCAAGAAGTAGATAAAGAAACAGATAAATAGTAGTATGACAAAACTAAACGCATTTGCTAGACAGCCATCGACTTACGACTTTGCAAGTCCTATACAATTTAAGTTTTCAATTGTTAAAATGCCATTGCTTAACTTTTTTTGTACATCGGTAAACTTGCCAGGTATATCAATAACACCACCTGAACAATCAACATCTTTAAAGGATATTCCTATTCCTGGTGATAAGGTTGTTTTTGCTGATCTAAATTTGACTTTTATGGTTGATGAAAAATATGAAAATTATAGACAACTACAAGACTGGATAACTGGTAAAGGTTTTCCTAAAGAACACGCACAGTTCAGAAATTATGCAAAAAGTAATGCTGATTTATTTCCTACTAGTGCTGATGCTGGATATAGTACTGAGGTTGGTAAAGTTTCAAAACCTATACAAGATATAGCATTTTTGTATTCTGATGCTGAATTAACTTTTACTACTAGTAAAAACAATCCCACTGTAAGGGCAAAATTTACAGATTTATTTCCCACATCT